ATCCCCACTTTTCGGCAAAGGATTCTGTGGCAATTGCTGATTCATTTCCTTCAGCCGCTCCATCAAATATGATGGCAAAATCAGCGACAACTCTTTCCCTAAAACAAAAAAAAACCGTAAAGCACTTTGTACCTGTTCAGCTGACATCTGTTTCATTTCTTCTGTCCGCATCCTAATATCACCATCATAAGCTGCAATAGTATAAATGTCATTCTTCTTTTCTGTTATCGGAGCATACAATACCGCCATTAATTCAGGCAAATTATTTTCTATTCCATTCTTGATAAACATCTCAATATCGGCATATTGTCCAAGACTTATTGAGTCAAGGTCTGGCATAAATCCGTATTCTACTTCATTTATTTCAATTATCCTTTTTAAAGAACTGTTTTGCTTCTGTTGTAACTCTGCTATCCTACTCATTATAACTGCTACATCTTTTATACTAAGCTCCTTTACTAATTGCTTTGGTATATCTGATAAAGCTGCTATTGTTGCTGCTGCTTCTTTTGTCTTGCTTCCTGTTTCAAGGTCTATAAGTTTTAGCCATTTCTCAAGCGTTACATCTGACCATTTACTTATTAGATTGAACTCTTTAATCTTGTCATCCTTCTTTATCTTGACTTTCATATAATATAATAGAAAAAGTTAATATTTAGTTTACTGTACAAAATACTTTCCTGCATTTGGGTTATCTAAGTGATATATAATGTTATATCTTATTCCATCAATAGCATGGTTAAATGAATCATGATATAATTTCGAGCCCTTATCTGCGTATACATAATTGTTCAATTCTTTAGCTATGTTAGTAGACTCTGGGCTTACTATTAATTGATAGTCTTGCATTCTAGTTATTCCACTTTCAATAGTCCCTTTTTTAACAGGCTTTATGTTTACTCCTAAATGTTTAAGGTCTGCTATTAGTCTTGGTTCTGCACTATCAGCTATTATCAGTGTTTGTTCTACTTTGTCAAGTATTATCTTAGCAAGTTCTTGACTCTTTAAACCATTACGATAGATATGCTCTTTGAGATATATCTTTTTGTGCTTCTTATCAATAGCTACTTCTGTAAGTGAATCAGGATGAATTGAGAATCCAAAATCCATTCCACAAGAAGTCTGCAAATCATCAGGATTAAATTCACCTATTGACCAATTATCAAAGACTACACCCTCAGCACGATCCAACCATTGTCCAAGAAGTTTCTGAGTATACTTCTTATAGTTGTTGTGCTTAATAGCTTCTACACGCTCTAGGAAGCTCTCTGAGAGATTATCTTTGTTGTCTAGATATGTACTATGAATATAGCATACATTGTCTTTAACGCCATTAAAACCTGCTTCTATTCCTTTGCCTTCAAAGAATCTTTCATATATCCAATTGTCTTTAGTAACAGGATTCAAGACCAAGATGATTCTGTTCTGTATATTCTTTTCCCTAATGCTAAGATCTATTGTATCAAATATGTTTTCGTCAATAAGTTCTTCTGCTTCATCTAATACCCAGTTAGATACACCAGTTAGTGATTTAAGTGAAGCTGTTTGATTACCTGCTGATGTCTTAATACCTCTAAATAGAATGTCTGACTTGTTCTTTGAGTTTACAACTTCAGATTTGTTTACGCTAAATATATTGTCATATCCTAATAAGCTAATCTTTTCTAAGAACTCAGGTATTATAGAAAGACGTGCTGATGTCATTGTGTACCTTGTGAATAGTATTCTGATACCCTCACTCATAGTTAGTAAAGTCAAAAAGACTGTAACGGCAAATGACTTTCCTGATCCTCGACCACCTGTTACAATAAAGTATCTAGCATCAGATTCAAATAAAGGATTGTATTTTTTACTCAGTATCAGTGTCTATAAATGTTATGAGTGGCATATTAAGACTTTCTTCATTTGAAGTAACATCTACTCTCTGTTGAGGTTTCCCATAAAAATATTCAAAGAATAACTTTACAGCCCATTGTTCTTTCTTTTCTAATCCCTTTTGTAATGACTCTAAAGCCATACCATTCATAGGTGTTAAATTCTCTATTAGCTTTTGTTCTTCTGCTTTAGCCTTCCGACCAGCTCCTGTTCTTTTTCCTCCGTGTGTACTCATTTTGAAATAATTTGATTAATCAAGTTGTAATATATAATAGAAATTACTTGAATTCGTTTGGTAGCATTAGTCTTATTCCTAATTCTGTTAAAGCCCATATACGTATTTGGTCTGCATATATCTCAAACTCTTTTGTGTTCATTCTTGCTGTACTATTGACTGTTTGAAGCCCTATCTGTTTTTCGTTTATCTCTATGCTTTGCCATTCACTTGCGAACTTAACCTTTAAAGTATCGTGCATTTCATCAGGAAAATATCCTAGCTCCTGACCTAATGGTTGTACTATACAAGCCCAATAGTAATTGTTTTGCATATTGCTTCTGTTGTTTCTTTGTTTCTTTACGCTTACTATGTAATTACTATCAAGTTCTTTTAAGTAATTAAAAAGTGTTTGTTTGTCTTGTGTTGTATTTACTGCAAAGTTCACTAATCAAAAGATTCGTTTATACCTCGTTCACCTATTAGCTTTTCTTTTGCTCCATTCCATAGCATATCACGTTTTTTACTTAGACTAGGTTCTGTACGTTTAAGGCTAGGCATTCCATCTTCAGGCTCAGAGTCCATATATTTACCACACCCACATTTAACATCAGTTATCCATTTACTATCATCAAAGATAATTTTAGCTTTTGCTACTTCTTTTTCTTCTTTACCGCATTCACAAGAGTATAATGTCATCTTATTCTATCAATTTTAAATCTCTACCTTCATCTTTTGCTATCCTCATTATTGTCTTTACTAATTTTTTTCTTTCTAAGTTTGTTTCACACCATATAAAATCAATATCATTCATCCCCTCTAATTTTAATTGTATTCCAAATCTTGTACCTTTATTTTTACTCTCCTTATAATTATATCTTTTAACTACCTGCTTCCAGGTAACTAGCTCTATAGTTTGTTCTTTCATGACTGTACTCCTGTTGGTGATAATCCCCCAGTTCTAGTTTTGCTTTTAGTAAAGAGTTTATCCAATTCAAAGTGTAGATGGTTTATTGCTTTCTGTATATCTTGTTCAGCAGGATTCCCTTCTTTCTTTCCTGCTCTGAGTAGGTAACTGACTGCTGTACCTACATTGTAACTAAGGTCAAAGTCCTCAACTACTTTACGAGCTGAATATCCATACTTAGTACCTGAATAGTAACTTGGCTCTGTTGTTTCTTTATAATCTATCGGCATCATCTAATTTTTTAATGTTATTATATATTTCAGCATTATGCTTTTTCTTTATTTTGTAATCTAAATATAAAAGTAAAATTGCACTTATTGCAAATACTACAGATATCAATATTAATACTTTCATTTTTCTAAGATTTTTAATAATTGTTCACTTGTGTAAATTCTATCATTACCAGAATAGTTTTCATATATGCAAGTGAAGTTGTCATCCTTCCAAGTCCAAAGACTTTTGACATTCTTTTTAATATGAAACTTTAATACTGATTTGATTGATTTGTAGTGTCTTTTATCCATTGTATTTAGTATATAGTTTTTTTATTCCATCAAAGCAAGTTGATATACAAGATCCACAATTAGTTCCAGAACTGTAATTTGTCATGAATATTGTGTTGTATGTTTCTATCATACGCTTTTTAGCTGTTACATCTTTTGCTCTTCCTGTTTCTAAATCCTTCCACATATCTAATATTTCATCTATAATTTCTTGAGGCAAGTCATCAGGAGCTTTTAACACTTCAGTTGTTTTACTCCAATACTTCTGAGGACACTCTTGACTGCTGATTCGTGCCTTTAGCTTCATAAAACACAAACATCTTTTGCATTGTCCTAATATTCTTGAATAGTAAACACACCCTTTACAGATAGCAAGACGTTCTTCATAAACTTCATCAGGTACAAAAAACTTATTCATTTAGTTTCTTTTTAAGTATTTCCCTAACCTTGTCTATTGTAGTGAAAAGACTGTTTCGACTTATGCTAGTTTTCTTAGCAAGTGAGTCTAGTGTATTGCCTTCATCATAATAGTACAATTCAAAAATTTTCCTATCGTACCAAGTACAATCTTCAAGAGCCTTGTCAATTTCTTCTAGCTTTGTCCATTGATAATTATCTACTTTTTCGTTAGGAAGGTTATACAAATTCTTACTATTAGAATTATCAGGTACATAATCTTTACCACTAAAAGTTTTAGTACAATTATAAATAGTACTGTCAATATGTGTGTAATACTTTTCATACTTATAATAAAAGTTAGATCTTGTGCTTGTTAAAGCTCTTCTTAATGCTACTGCCCCATAATTTGTTATCCCTTCTATTCCATCATTATCATAAATCTTCTTTATAGTTTCAGGATTCGCCTGAAGAAGATATAACATCAATTCCTGAACTGCTTCGTGTATTTTGTTTTGATCAGTTGTAAGTCCATAAGCCATAGTCCTAAACTTATCTGATAGCTTTGCTATTTCTGCATAAATCTCAGTCATCAGTTGTTTCTATTAAATCTATCATGTTAACTGTTTCTTGTAATAGTTCATCTAAGATTACTTTGTATGTTCTAAGAATAGCTGCATTCCCTTTAGTTTCTAAAGCTGCAAAATATCCATTAGTTGCAACTGATACATTAATAGGAATTATCATTAGCCAATCAAAGAAATTATGTTCCTTAGTTCCAGTTCCGTAAGAGTTGTGATATTCTAATATTAAGTCTATGACTTCTAAGTAGTTTTGATATCTTGCTTTTGTACTTGTTTCTTTTACAAAATCTTTGCACATTAGCAAATAAGTTTCTATTGCCTGTTTATGTTTTTGATTTGCGTAAATCGTTTCTTGCATACGCAAACTTATAATAAAAGTTTACTCAATTCCCTTTTCTTTTTTTAACTTTTCAACAGCGTCTTTATAATAACTAATTTTTTCTTCATAATCTATTCTAGACATCTTTAATGTTTGTCTTGACTTTAACTGTAATTCTTCAGCAGCACCATCTCCATATTTAGCATCTAAATTTAATCCAAACTTATATTGCTCACCTTGACCAAAAAGATTATCAGCAGGTGATTGTGGTTGTACGTTAGCTTCACACCACCGAGTAGATAATCTTTTTCTAGACATGAAATGGCCTGCATGCATACTCTTGTAATGATAAACCCTTCCTGAGGTAAAGCATTGAACCATTCCTTCATCTGTTGCATCTCTAAGTCTTATGTAAAGACTAAACCATTTGTCAAGTTCTTTTTTAAGTTTACTAATTGACTTCATACCCTAAGTCTTTTTTCCATTGGTCTTGTATAGTTTCTTTTCTCACTTTATAAAGTTTTCCTCTTAATTCTGGAATTTCTTCTTGTAGCTTCCTTCGCATTCTTTCAATAGTCTTTATGTTTGTTAGTTTACTATCAGCAAATAATTTCATAAATTCCAGACCATTTATCTCTGAAGGATCTATGTTCTTTTTCTTTAATTCATTAAACCAATAAGTAGCTATTAGCTTTGGATCACTATCTCGTAAATGAGGTCTCTGTATTAACAGATTTTTTACTATGTCTTTTGTCTTCATAATTTATAATTTTTTTTCTTCTATTGTTTGGCATATAATGAGTGAGTTGGTCAAATCCAAACTGCATTTTAAATGAACTACAATTATCAGGGTTGTAAAGTTTTTCTTTTGTCATTTCAATTTTCTTATTAGCCACATTACAATAGCTGTTACTATTACCCACCCTATCATTTGAGTAGTTTAATTGGTTCTTGATAATAAGGTACTTCTTGTGGTTTTTGTTTTAATGTTTCTACATTATATGTAGCTACATCTATTCTATCCTTTTTATGAGCCCAAATCCATTTATAAAAGTTTCTGATAGTTAAGAATGGTTCATCTTTACCGAATCTAACTGCTATTCTAAAAGCATCTTCAACTTGATTGAAAGTTATATTGCCCCATCTTTTTTCTCTGATTAAGTCTTTGGCAAATATTTTACTCAAACTTGCTATTGTTTTTCCATCAGTATTAAAGCCTATTGAAATTTTTGTTTCAGTAATTAGATCATAAACTTTAGGGATAAGTTCTTCTAGATTTTCTTGTTGTAATGGTTTCATAAGTATTCTTTTCCTTTTAAATATTCATTTAATTGAGCATCAATCTTACTCATAGTTTGTGCTTTAGGGCTATCCCATTTCTTTTGGTTTTTCGCCCAAGTCTTTAATCTTAAATTTGTATCCCAAGTTTGTTGTAATTCAAACTTCATCTTTGTTTTAGACTTGTTTGGTTCTGTCCAATAATCTACAAAACTATTTAAAATATTTTTATCATAATCAAAAGACATAACATTTAAAACAAAATCTTTTCTCCTATTAGATATATTAATACTTGTATTGTTAATACTTGTATTGTTATCTTTAACATTTTTGTTAATAGGGGCATTAACATTTTTATTAATACCCCCATTACATAATTGTAAATACCTCTTATCAATTTCTTTAGTACCTTTTTTGTAAACTATCTCTCTATTAATAAAATTATTTTCAACTAAACTACTTATCCATCTACTAACTGTTACAGTAGAAACATTATATAAATTTGAAAAGTATTTATTACTAGCCCAACAAGAACCATCTTTTTGAGATAATGCTGTTATCTCTGCATAAAGCAACTTAGCATTTGGTGTTAAGTTTATACTGTATCTTACTTCAGCAGGGATAACTGCATAATAGTTTGGCTTGGTCATAAAATCTCTAAATTATAGTTACAATCTCTGAGGGCTAACTTACATAATTCTAATTGATTATAAAAGTCTTTGTAAGAAACTTTTATATTAACACCCACTTTCCCTGATGTAATCTTAATTGTAGTCTGAGGATTTTCGCTATGCTTTACACCCTGTTCTCTTAGATGATGTCTTAAATGAAACATATCACTAAAAGTTCTTTTTGCTCCTTGTATATTAGTATAAGCATTATAGATTTTATTAAAACAATCTCTATATTTTTCCCAAGAAGCATAATTAGAAGAGTGCATCTTTTCATAGTGATAAATTAAACTTCTATCTCTTTTAATCTCATTTGATATAATAGTTCTATGTGTTTTATCTACCATTCTAGCTACTACTGCTGCTACTGTTCTAGGTATTTGTAATTCACTCCTTCTACTTTTATAGGCTAGTGAACCCTTACGTAATCCCATCAATGATGTTGTAAGATTGCATAAAGTTTTAAAGTTATCCTCTGCTATCATTAGAAAGGTAGGTCTTCAGTAGAAGCTACTGTTTCTTCTCCTAGCTTTGCAATAAACCAACCATCTATATTATGATAGTATTTACCTTTAAACTCTCTTGAAGATAAGTTGATTGAAACACTAACCTCTGAGCCTTCCTGAATATCTCTTAGCTGCTTAATCTTATCACCAAAGAAACTCACTGCAACTAATTTATTAAAATCTGTTCCAGCTTGTTCAATTAAGATTGATTGCTTTTTCCATTCTTTTTCTGATTTTGAAATACCACTTTCTGGTTGTAATTTCTGTACTAATTTTCCTGTAATTTTCATTTTTATTTTGCCTGTTTTGCAGGTCTTTATTAATTAATTATTTGTTATTTATTGAGTTACACCATTTAGAAATATCATCACCATATATAAACTTACTAGTCTTTGCTGAATAAGGAACAAACCTACCATTTTTTTCCTTTACAGGTAGCTTTACAATAGTCTTACGATAAAGGAACCTTCCTATCCCCCATTCGACACAAGCTCTTTTAAATGCGTCTGAAACGTGTCCTTTGTCTTTTTCTACATTAGACTCTGAACCTGTATTTGATTTCCATACCCACTCATCTTCTTTTTTTATTCCCACTTTACAAAATAGTAGACCTGCACTTTCGTAATATATAGTCTGCCAATTTTCCTGACCACATACTTGGTCTAATAAGTCTTGGCAATCTCTTGCATCTATATAAGCTACGCAAGACGCTCCCCATTGATTTGCTGATTGCACCCTCCATTTGTAAGGCATTTCTTGTTTTAATTCTTCTAAATTCATATCTAATCTGTTAGTTAATAATTTTGTTAAAAATACTATTTTAAATTTAATATCAATGCTCTTTTATTTATTTTGTATGCTTCTTTATATTGCTTGAGCTTTTTAGCAATAACTTTGTTCTGTTCTTTATTGTAATGAAATGATCCTGGCTTTTCAATTTCATAAGTATAACATTCATCAAGATTCAGTTTTGTTAAAGTACATATATCTTCAAAAGCTGCATCTATCTGTTTCTGAGTTCCAAATATTCTGACTGCTGAACTGATCTGATGACAGTCATTATCGAAACTGTAAAGTTGGCTATCCCATTTAGAAAATGATTTGTATTCTCCATTAGGATAAAAGTAATAGTCCTCACATTTTAATTCCATTAGTAGTTGTATTGTGTAAAGTCCTTATAATTATAGTATTCAGTTTTGAGCTTAACAAATAAATCTATTACTTGTTCATCTACTGACTTTTCTAATAAGAACCTTCTGTGTTCATCTTCAATAGTTTTAACTAAAATAAACAATGAATCTGTTATTTTGTTAATCCATAATGGACTTTCTTGTATTACATCTAAGATAGATACAATAGCTTCTTCTTTGTTGATTGCTTCTTTCATTTTGTAAGTTGTTTTCATTTCTATTTTTTTAATTAAACTTAGGGCAAAGATATAAAAATATAATGATATTAACACAATTACTTACAAAGTTATTAACAATTGAAGTGTTTACTAGATAAGCAACTTTAAGTGCTGTCTAGTATATTAGTATAAAAAAGATGTGAAAGTGCCTTAAAAGGCTAAAGGGTACTATAAACTAAGCAATATAACAACTAAGATTAAAAGCATATATATTAAAAAGACTTTGACCGTAGGGTTTTCATCCATTAGAAGTAATGTACTAATCTAGCTATTTGTCCTGATTCTTTTGAGTGTATAAAACCTTCTACAGCTTTTTGTACTCCTGTGAATCCTTTTCTGTTATGCCAACTATCAGTTCCTGATGGTGAACGCATATACTCAACTGTAACACCAATAAAGTCTTTAGCATCTAACCATTTGTATTTTACTTTATGATGTATATGGTGTAAGTACCAATATCTGTATTTTGTTTCTGACCATTCTTTCGGCTTTTCATTAGCCATTAACATTGGTAGCTTGTCCATCTTAGCACCATCACCATGTTCTAGCCCTATAAGATTAGAACCATACTTATAATATTTTCTGTGTGCTACTGATATATCAAATGTAACATCTTCAGTTTTTCTGAACCAAGCCTTTAATGAGTGAGCTAAATGGAATCCACTTTGATAATCATGGTTTGACATAGAATGCACAATATCAACAGGAGCTACTTGTCTAAGTATCTCAACACATTTAACATAAAGATCTAAAGCTACTTCAAAGTGTTGCCACCATTTACCATCTGCATCTTGTGGAGTTCCTGCTGTAGTAGTATTGTAAACATTATCAATGTGTAGAATATCGTTCCCTACGCAAAATAATACCCTATCTATAGTAAACCCTTGAGCTTTGCTTATAAGCCCTGTAACACCCTCTAAAACTCTATTGTAGGCTATTTCAGTATTGTATTCATCTCCTGTTTCTAAAGCTACTGCAAGTTTTCCTATATGAATGTCAGCAGGGTTTATTACTAATAAGTGTTCACCTTTAGTTCTTTCAATTTTTGGATATTCAGGAGAATGTTTTTCTATCAGACTTTTAATGTCTTCAAGTAAATCGTTTTGGTCAGTTCCGTATTGTTGTTTTGTAACTATTGAGAATCGTAAATCACCAGACATGTTTTGCCAATGTTTTACACTAACAATATCACTTTTATCAATACCTCTTTCTCTAAGATGTATATCTAAAGCAGTATTGCCATTAATATTTGCTAAGTCCTGTCCCCTAAATTCGTTTATTATTTCAACCTCTTCAGGAGACAGTCTTAGTCTTTTTCCTTTTATTGACAAACTATTTTTTAGCTATGTCTGCTATACCTTGTGCGCCTACCAATGTTAATAGTGCATAGAATAAATTTGTTGCTGTAGCTTCATCAACACCTAAGAAGGTAACTAAAGCAGGTACAACTACTGAACTCACAGCGTACCAAAACTTCTTTGACTTGAACATTTGTCCGATTAAATACTTTTCTAAAATTTTCATGTTATTTATTTTTGATTATTAAATTAATATTTGTGCCACCTAAATTAATGATTTCTTTCATAAGTAAATCCATAGCTAAAGTAGAGTTCTGAACAACGTTGTGTTGAGTTCCTAAACCTACTAGAATGCAGCCACTTGTGTCTTTAGCTGTATTTCCCCTATGGAATAATATCCAATCTCGGTTGGGTACATCTTGAACTAGAAGGTGCAAGTAATCTCTACTAGCTGATTCTCTTGCTAGTCTTAATCTTACCTTGTACTCACCTTCAGGAATACAAGATATGTTTCTTTGGTTATTTATGTAAGGGTTTTCTAATGTATCACACATACGTTCACCATTCAAGAACAGCTCTCCAATGGTTGAGTTTTCTGTAAATGTATCTCTAATAATAAGAAGATTGATAGAATTCAAATTAGATTGAATAGGTTGCGTATATTTTAACTCCCTTAATTTCTTTAATAAACTTTCTAAGCACCTTATCATCTTTTTTAGCTTCTGGTTTATACTTTGGATTGTTGCTGTTGAGCTTTCGTTTCTTAGGCATTATCGGTTTTTTTTATGATACCACCATTTGTCAATAGTATAAACAATTGATACCAATAAAAGAATTATCTTTAATAATACTTCTAAATTAGTGAAGGTTGTTACGCTTAAAATTGCTGTATTTACTCCTATCACTTCTCCTATCTCCTTTGTTATCTGTTTGAGTGGCATTGATATATATCTTTAATTTAGTTATGTTCTTTGGTTTTGTTTTATAGTGCTTCTTCATTAATCTCCAGCATTTAAAAAGTTCCTTAATGTAAGTTCTGTTCCTTGTCTAGGTCTTTCAAGATTCATACCTGCATAATAGTTGTCAATAGAAGGATTGACATCTGCACCTGAATTGGTCGAGTAAGCAGGAAAAGACGCTGTATTGTTTCTTATATAATCAATCATACGTTCTCTGTAATAACTTGCTGTATTTAAAACCTCTTCTCTAAGGTGTTGTGCTTCTTCTGTAGTCAAAGCTGTTCCTGTTTCAGAGGTCTTAGAATAGATGTTTCCATTCTCCATTTTGAATCTTAAATAAGGAATAGCCTGATAAACAGCGAATCCTGGTAAACAATCTCCTATGTAATCATCTACTAAAATCTTGTCTGCACCAGCTAAAGTTCCTGCTACAATTTCATCTTTAAGATGTTGTGTTAAGTCAGTTCCAAGAGCTGTCTCAATTCTTAATTTTTGTGCTTCACGCACAAAAGGGAGTAAAATAGAATTATCGATATTGAGATTCAATGCTGTAGAATCTTTTAATTTGCTTTCTGATATAAATAGTACGTATGCCATAAGTGTCTGATTTTTAAAGTGTTATCTTGGTTCTAAGAATCCGTTATTTTTCATTTTCTTAGGTGCTTTAGCTACTAAGCCACTGTTTCTTTTTAATGTAAATCCTTCACTGATTGCTTTTACATCTGATATTATTTGACTAGGTCTTATGTCAGATTTTGCATTTCTTAATGAAGTTTTATAAACTTGTCTACTCCAATAATGATGACAATTACCACCTCCTTTGTACAATTCTAATCTATTGGTTTTGAGTGAGTTACAACATTCGTGTTCATCTGATAGCCAAATTGAATAAGTAGCAGCACCTCGAGGTCCCCAGCCTGGATTGACTGAGATTTTTGTTAATTGTAAAATGTCCTCTTTTCTGTAAACTTTCCTAGAAGCCATCATTAACCTGCAAAATTCTCTAGTTTCACCTTCTTGACTTAAAGCATTATCTTTAGTATATACATATCTAACTTTATAGTAATCATTATAATCATCATTTACACCATC